GTTCGTAATTACACCAACAGGAGCTTCATTTGAAAATATCTAATCTAAAAGGAGATATAAAAATAAGAAGGGTATCAGAAATGATACCCTTTTTTAATGCTCCACGTGGAACATATGTATAACAAAAAAATAATTATACTTTATCCAGAATACTGGAACTAGATATACTAGTATTTATTATTGATATATTATTTATTAAAGTAGAGTATTAAACTGGAACTATATACTGGGGCCTGTAAAAAACTACGAAAAATAATTGACATAAACAACCTTTTTGAGATAATTAATTCAAAATAAAATTATTTTCCTTTTGGATATATTTATAAGAAAGTAAATAACTAACAAAAACTAACAAACACACAATATGGCCGATTTATTAATGAAAATGCCGACACCTTACGAACCAAAAAGGGTCAACCGATTTATCGTAAGATTCAACTCATCTTTGGGTATAAACGAGTGGTATATATCTGCCGCAGCTAGACCAAGTGCAAAAATCAATTCAGTTGCAATTCCTTTCCTGAACACTTCAACATATGTTGCAGGTAGATTTGAATGGAATGAAATTAAAGTAACTTTTAGAGATCCAATTGGTCCTTCAGCTTCACAAGCTTTAATGGAATGGTTCCGTTTACATGCTGAATCTGTTACAGGTCGTATGGGATATGCTGCAGGTTATAAAAAAGATGTTGAATTGGAGATGTTAGACCCAACAGGAGTGGTGGTTGAAAAATGGTTATTAGAGAACTGTTTCTTAACTGACTTAAACTTTGGTGATTTAGATTACAATAGAGATGAATTAGCAAATATCACATGTTCATTAAGAATGGATAGATGTATTTTGATATATTAATATTATAGTTTTTCATATATTAAAACCGGTAGTCCACAAGATTACCGGTTTTTCTTTTTTAAAAACTTTACTTTGAACTAGTTATTAAGTAAATTATAGTATTATGGAAGAAATGAGAATTGACCCAACGATTGCGTATGATGTAGTAGAATTACCAAGTAGAGGTATTCATTACTCAAATAAAAGAAAATCAGTTAGAGTTGCGTACTTAACTGCCGCGGATGAGAATATATTATCATCACCTAGTTTCTTAAATACTAATACGGTTATACCTGAATTACTTAAAAGAAAAATTTTAGATAGAGATTTTCCAATTGACGAAATAGTTGAGGAAGATAGACAAGCGATTTTAATATTCTTAAGAAACACGGCATTTGGTTCTGAATATATATTAACAACTTACGATCCAAAAACAGAAAAAGAATTTAATACCACAATTAATTTAGAAACCCTTAAAATTAAAGACTTCAATTTATCTGAAAATTCAGAGGGAGAATACAGTTATTATTTAACAAAAAGTAAAGTTGATGTGACATTTAAATTTTTAACAAGAAAACAAGAGGATGAAATTGATAAAATAAAGGATAATTGGTCAGGAAATGGGGTTGCACCAATTGTAACAAAACAACTTGAAATGATGATTAAATCATTCAATGGTGTTAAAGATGCATTAAAGATTAGAAGTTTTGTTGAAATGATGCCTATTAGAGATTCACAAGAATTTAGAAAATTTATACAAGATAATAAACCAGGGTTAGATTTAACCCAACAAGTAACAACCCCATCAGGAGATAATATCCAAGTTAATATTGGATTTGGGGTAGAATTTTTTCGTCCTTTCTACGGATTATAGAAAGTCACAATTAGATGAAATTTTATTTTTAGTTAAAAAGGGATTCTCATATGGAGACATTTTAACTATGCCTGTTTATTTAAGAAAATATTACGTTAATTATATAATTGAGTTGGAAAATACTAAATAATTGTATTTATAAGTATGGCAGTAAGTTTATCAGACGTACAAAAGGCAGCGGCAACCGGAACCGACATGCAATATACTGCGGCGTATGGGGCACATTTTGGTAATACCACAAATGCTGCGGCGGATAAATCAGACATGGCAAAAGCGTATAATGCTAGTCGTGGTAATAATAATTCTAATTCAAGTTCATCATCAATGGGTTCAATTTTAGACCCATATAATGTAATAAAGGCCGGACAAGGAGATTCTAGAATTTCTCAAATGTCGGAACAATTAAAAACTGGATTAGAAACTGAAGCGGATTTAACTGATACGGTAAAACTTAACGAAGCAATTTTAAAACAATTAAAATTAGAGTCAGATTTACATACTCAGATTAATGAGGGTATGGGAATGACAGGTAAATTATCCGAGGCTTTTAGAGATTCAATAATTGATACATTACCTAAAGCGGCAATGTTAGGATACGATATTCAAAACATTAGTGATGCCGTTACAAATTTATCTGAAAAAACAGGTAAGTTAAATATCATTGCATCTAATACTTTAGAACAAGGATTTGAGACTGCTCGTGCATTTGGTATGACTTTACCTCAATTAACTGAAGCAATGGGTGAATTTGAAAAGGTGGGTTATGGTGCGGCGGACACGTTAGATAAAATTAATAATGCGGGTATGATGTCGGCCTCACTTGGTTTAAATGCAAGAAAAACAACACAAGATTTAAAAACTAATATTGAAAAATTAAACGAATATGGTTTTAAAAATGGAGTTGATGGGTTAAATAGAATGGTCCAAAAGGCCGCCGAGTTTAGAATGAACATGGCGGAAACATTTAAAGTGGCTGAAAAGGTTATGAATCCCGAATCGGCAATTGAATTAACGGCAAATATGCAGATGTTAGGTGGTGCGATCGGTGATCTTAATGATCCACTTAAGTTAATGTATATGGCAACTAATAATGTGGAAGGACTTCAAGACGCTCTTCAAGGTGCCGCAAGTACATTAGCAACGTATAATACAGAACAACAACGATTTGAAATTACTGGTGCAAATTTAAGAAGAGCACAAGAAATGGCTAAAACGTTAGGTGTAGATTATAAAGAATTTACTAAAGGTGCAATTGCAGCACAAGAGAGAATTTTAGCAAACGATACTTTACTATCAAAAGGATTTAATATAGATGATAAAGAAATGGAATTCCTTACTAACTTATCATCAATGAAAGATGGGGAGATGCAAATTGTTATACCTAAATCATTACAAGAAAGTTTAGGAAAAGAATTAGGTGCAAATGAATTAAAATTAAGTGAATTAAGTGATACACAGGTAGCTTTATTAAAACAATATCAAGATCAATTAGAAACAAAAACACCGGCCGAAATGGCACAAGATATGTTTAGTGAAACGGCAAAAATTAGAAACGCAACTGAAGCCACGGCTAAAGCTTTAGTTACATACGGTAAAAGACAAATATTTGGTAGAGAAGGTAGAATGCAAACAGAAGGTAGTTTACCTATAGTATTGCCAGCTATAAAGGCGTTAGGAGAGTTAAGACAAGGTCAATATGAATTTTCAAAGGATAATAATTATATAAAAGGTATAATTGATCAACCACTTAGTATATTAAAATCGGGAACAACATTTTTAAATTTGGCTTTAACTAATATGGTAACCACAATTACCGACGCCACCCAAGCTTTAAAAAACTCAACAAAAGGAACCCCAACTGATGAACAAAAAAGGATTGAGGAAGAAAATAATCGTAGAAAAGAAGGACAAAAGGCGGGAAATGCGTCCGTAAACCATTATCATACATTTAAGATATCTAAGACCAATAATTTAGAAAATTTCTCAATAGACCAAACTTCCAAAGGTTTCACAGGTAATCAAACAATACCACAATACAATTCTGAATACAACGTTTAAAAAACTATATATTATCTATTTATAGATAAAAGAATAAGATGCCATTAGATTTTAACACTACTAAAGATTTTAGGGACAATCTATTAAAAAGGACATTAAATCCTGTTTATGGAAGAAGTCCGTCCCCTAAAACATTTACAAGTACCAACTATAGTGTTCAAAGTTTAAGTGATAGTTCTAACTTACTATTACCAGATGTTGACGATAATAGGTCTACAGATCTATTAACACCTAAAAAGTTTAATATATTTAAACCAAATGAATACTTCGTTAAAGATTCATTTCAAGATATACCAAGAAGAGCAAATTTAAGTTTATATCCGTATTTTATTCAAAGTGATAATAATCTAGTTGGTATCATGTTAACAAAAAACTACGATACTGAATCTGAATTATTTAAATTTGCGGCTAATAACATTAGAACAAACCCACAAGGACCTGTTTTAGCAAGAATAAGTCAAAATCTATACACAGCAACTAATGCAAAAAATA